TGATGTACAAATAGATAGAACAGAAAACTTTATAGCCAACGGGTTAATAAGCCATAATACACGATGGTCTAAATTAGACTTGACAGGACAGATAGTTAACCAGATGATTAAGAACGATGACGTAGATCAATGGGAAGTGGTTGAATTTCCGGCGATTTTAGAAGATAAAATGGGTAATGAAGTCCCATTATGGCCTGAGTTTTGGAGTATTGAGGAGCTACAAGCCCGACGTGCAGCCATAGATATACGGTATTGGAACGCTCAGTACTTACAAAACCCAGTATCAGAAGAAGGGGCACTTATTAAGCGAGAATGGTGGAATATATGGGAAGAAGAAGATCCACCGAAGTGTGAATTTATTATAATGACCCTAGATGCCGCTCAAGAGGCCAATAATAGAGCCGATTACAACGCATTAACCACATGGGGCGTATTTTTTAACGAAGAAGTCAATAACTATAATATAATACTATTGAATGCAGTAAAACAACGGCTAGAATTTCCAGAGTTAAAACAACTTTGTATCGAGGAATATCGCGAATGGGAACCCGATGCTTTTATTGTAGAGAAAAAGTCTAACGGTGCTGCTCTTTACCAAGAGTTTAGAAGAATGGGTATTCCAGTGGGTGAATTCACCCCAGGGAAAGGCCAAGACAAGGTAAGCAGGGTAAATGCAGTATCAGACTTATTTGCTGGAGGAGTTGTGTGGGCTCCAGATAGACGATGGGCACACGAGGTAATAGAAGAATGTAATGATTTTCCTAGTGGAGCCAATGATGACTTGGTTGACTCAACAACACTAGCATTATCAAGGTTTAGGCAAGGAGGATTTATTCGCTTGCCAAGTGACGAAGAAGATGATATACAAATGTTTAGAGGTCGTGGTCAAAAGAAACATTATGCGTTATAATTACGGAATTAATTTAGGGAAAAGATAATGGCAGACGTAGATAAAGGGTTATATGCGGCACCTAAGGGTATAGAACAACTCGCAGAAGAAGAGCAAGAGATTGAAATTGAGATTGTTGACCCTGAAGAGGTAACCATTAAAACGGGAGATATGGAAATTACCATTGATCCCGATGCCATGGAAGAGGATGAGTTTAGCCAGAACTTAGCGGAAGAACTGAGTGATAAATATATGGAAGAACTCGCTTCTGACTTATTAGAAGACTTTTCTAACGATGTAAACTCAAGAAAAGACTGGCTGGAAACTTACGTTGATGGCTTAGAACTATTAGGTTTAAAAATAGAACAAAGAAGTGAACCATGGGAAGGCGCATGCGCTGTCTACCACCCACTACTCTCTGAAGCGCTCGTTAAATTCCAAGCTGAAACCATGATGGAGACTTTCCCTGCTGCAGGCCCAGTGAAGACATCTATTATTGGCAAAGAAACTCCTGAATGTATTGAAGCCGCTCAACGCGTACAAGAAAACATGAACTATCAACTCATGGATATGATGCCTGAGTATAGACCAGAGCACGAGAGAATGTTATGGGGGCTTGGCTTAGCAGGCAATGCATTTAAAAAAGTTTATTATGACCCAGCTTTAGAAAGACAAGTATCACTATTTGTTCCCGCTGAAGATATGGTGGTTCCTTATGGAGCATCAAACTTAGAAACAGCCCCGCGTATAACTCATGTTATGCGTAAGACAGAACAAGAAATCCACAACTTACAACAGATGGGTTTTTATCGTGATGTAGAATTAGGTGAACCTAGCTATGACTTAGATGAAGTAGAGAAAAAGATTGCAGAGCAAATGGGCTTCGATGCTACTAACGATGATCGATATAAAATATTAGAAATGAACGTTGACCTTGACTTAGAAGGCTATGAAGATGAAGATGACGGAGAACAAACAGGAATAGCCCGCCCCTATATTGTAACGATTGATAAAGGCACTTCTGAGATATTATCTATTCGACGTAATTGGAATCAGGTTGATAAATTGAAAAAACGCCGTGAGCACTTTGTACATTATGGATATGTCCCTGGTTTTGGATTCTACTGCTTTGGCTTAATACATTTAATTGGGGGCTTTGCTAAATCAGGCACTATGCTTCTGCGCCAACTAGTAGATGCAGGAACACTATCTAACTTACCCGGTGGCTTTAAAGCTCGTGGGCTACGAATCAAAGGCGACGATACACCAATTGGTCCAGGCGAATGGCGAGATGTTGACGCCCCTTCCGGAACTATCCGTGATAACTTAATGCCACTTCCGTATAAAGAGCCAAGTCAAGTACTAGCGTTATTAATGGACAAGATAATTGAAGAAGGCAGGCGCTTTGCTTCTGCTGCAGATATGAAAGTATCTGATATGTCAGCTAACTCTCCTGTAGGTTCAACACTAGCTATCTTAGAGAGAACATTGAAAGTCATGTCAGCAGTTAATGCTCGTGTGTATTACTCAATGAAGAAAGAGTTCTTATTACTTAAGAATATCATTAGAGATTACACTGACCCTAATTATAAGTATGATCCATCCACAGGCACTCCAGGCGCTAAACAAGACGATTATAATAAAGTTAATCTTATTCCAGTAGCGGATCCTAATGCAGCAACGATGGCACAGAAGGTTGTACAGTATCAAGCCGTTATGCAAATGGCACAGCAGAACCCTGACATCTATGACTTACCTGAACTTAACCGTCAGATGTTAGATGTACTAGGTGTAAAAAATGCAAACAAACTTATACCTAATAAAGATGAAGCTAAGCCTGTCGACCCTGTTTCTGAAAATATGAATATGTTAAACAGTAAGCCAGTACAAGCTTTTATATATCAAGATCATCAAGCGCATATCGCTACACATATGGCATTTAAACAAGACCCACAAATGGCCGTGGTAATTGGGCAAGGACCTAAAGCTGCGCAAGTAGCTTCTGCATTAGAAGCGCATTTAGCCGAACATTTAGCTTTCCAATATAGAAAACAATTGGAAGAACAGCTTGGTGTACCCCTACCAGCTCCAAATGAAGATCTGCCTGAAGATGTAGAACTAGAAGTGGCCCGATTATCTGCTAGAGCAGGACAACAGTTATTGGCATCACAACAAGCACAGGCGCAACAACAGCAAGCCGCTCAACAACAACAGGACCCATTAATTCAGATGCAACAGCAAGAGTTGCAAATAAAACAAATGGAAGCACAGGCAAAAGCTCAAAAAATGCAGGCAGACACACAATTAGACCTGGCTAAACTTGAGCTAGAAAAACAAAAACTAGAAATTAATGCATCAATAAAAACTACAGAGTTGGTGTCTAAAACTGAACTTGAGGGAGCTAAACTAGAACTTCAAGCTGCTATTGCTGAAGAAGATCTAAACTACAAAACTGAAACGGCGGTTGCAGATAACATGGCTAAAGGAATTAACATGACTATGGCTCAGCAAGATAAAGCTTCTAGATTAGAGCTAGACAAAGTTAAATTAATGCAAGAAGATAATAAATTAATGCAACAAAATCTTATAAAAAACGCGGACAGGGAAGCAAATTTAATGCTTAAAACCTCTGATTTAGACCTCCGCGAAAACGAATCTCAGGCGCGTAATGCGACTCAGGTAAAAGAAACAAAACTCAAGGATGAAACTAAACTCAACGAAAGGGAATAAAAAATGGTCAACGAAACGTTAATGCTTCTATCAACCCAGATAGAGGAAAGGCGCAAGGCATTATTAGAAGACATGGGTAGAGGAACTAATAAGTTTGAAGCTTATTTAACCGCTACTGGAGAAGTAAAGGGGTACATGATAGTTCAGGGTATGTTAAGTGATGCTATTAGAGCCAGCAATAAAAGTGAGGAAGATTTTGACTCTTCTCCAACGGACAGCGTGGTGAAAAAATGAATACCACCATTGCAACTCCAGACAAAAAAATAGTCTCCATTTCAGGAGCTCCTATTAAAACAAAAAACACATCCACTAAAGAAGGCGTTAAGCTAACTGAAGAAGAGGCTATAGCTAAAACAGCTGCTCAGCTTCCTAACGTTAAAGGCTACCGCATTCTGTGTATGGTGCCCCAGGCAGACGACACCTACGATAGTGGAATTATAAAATCTGATGCCACAAAACAAATACAAGAACACTCCACTGTTGTTTTATTTGTCGTGCAGTTAGGTGATTTAGCCTACGCAGATACATCTAGGTTTCCTACAGGACCTTGGTGTAAAGAAGGGGACTTTATTATTACTAGAGCTTACGCGGGTACTAGAATTAAGATCCATGGAAAGGAATTCAGAGTAGTCAATGATGATACGGTAGAAGCAGTGGTTGACGATCCAAGGGGGTATGAACGTGCTTAGGTAATTTACAAGTTGTTCCACGAACATGGAATAGACGCAAACAAACCAACGTTGATAAGTTTTTCAACGCATAGGAGAAATAGAAATGGCGACAATTATAAATGAGGTACCAGACGAATTAGAAATGGAAGGTGAAGAACTAGAGGTAGATTTAGATGCAGGTAAAAAAGAAGCAGAAAGCAAGCCCGGAAAATCTACTTCGGATGTTGAACGTGTTGTTCCCCAGAAAACTAAACAGGAAGAGCTGTTTGAAGTAGAAGAAGAGGATGATACCCCCCCTGCCGATAGGGGCAAAGAACCTTTACCAGATGATATGGTTGAAACTCTTGAGAATGATACATTAGAAGACTATTCGGACCGTGTTAAACAAAGGATGGCACAGCTTAAAAAAGTGTGGCATGACGAAAGACGAGCTAAAGAAGAAGCGTCTAGAGAAAAAGAAGAAGCGGTTTCCTACGCTAAAAAAGTATACGACCAAAACCAGGTGCTCAACAAAAAATTAAGCAATGGTGAAGAACAGTATATGAGCACTGTTAAGGAAAATTATGAAACGGCGCTAACTATAGCTAAAAGAGATTATCGAGAGGCGTATGATGAAGGTGATACAGATAAAATAATTGAAGCTCAGGCTAGAATGAACGATGCTCAATATAAATTATCTAATATATCTCAATATCAACCTAAAAATAAAGCTTCCCAAAAAGAAGAAAATGATGTAGAGTTAGCTCAACAAGATACACCTAGAGTTCCTAAACCTGATGCCCGAGCAAAATCCTGGCAAGCAAAAAACGAATGGTTTGGGCAAGATCCAGAAATGACATCTTTAGCTTTAGGGGTACATGAAAGATTAGTTAGAAGCGGGATGAGTCCTACTTCTGAAGAATACTACCGTCGTATAGATGAAACGATGCAAAAACGATTCCCTGAGAACTTTGAGGGAAACTCGTTGGAACCGGAAAAACCGAGCCAACGCAAACCTTCGAATGTAGTAGCACCGGCCACGCGCAGTACCGCGCCTAGAAAAGTACGTTTATCTAAAACACAAGTTGCTTTCGCTAAAAAGCTTAAGTTAACCCCGGAGCAATACGCACGAGAAATCTTTAAATTGGAGAACGCTAATGGATAATACTATTAAAAGAACAGATCGAGATTTAGAAGTAAGAGAAGAAAGCCTAAAAACCAAGAAATGGCAGCCCGCATCACTTTTGCCTGAATTTAAGCAGAAACCGGGATTTGACTACCGATGGATTAGGATTTCCTTACTTAATGAACCCGATAACATGAACGTTTCTTCAAAAATGCGTGAAGGCTGGGAACCGGTAAATCATTCGGAACACCCAGAAGTTATAATACACAGGAACCCCAACTCTCAATACCAAGAAAATATTGAAATAGGTGGTTTATTATTATGTAAAGCCCCAACTGAATTAATGGACCAAAGACGTGAGTATGTAAGTAATAAAACGCGTGCTCAGACTAATGCAGTAGACCAATCATATATGAATCAAAATGATCCGCGTATGCCCAAGTTTGCTGAAGGTCAAGAAAATGGTCGTTCGTTTGGAAAGGGAAATAAATAGGAGAAATAATCATGGCAACTACAGCTAGTCCTTACGGACTTAAAGCCGTAAACCATATAGGTGGTACCCCGTACGCGGGTTCTACGCGCCTATTACCGATTGCTTCTGGATATGCATCAAATCTATACAATGGTCAAGTTGTTCAAATTAACTCATCTGGCGTAATTATTCTTATGCCATCTGCGGGAACAAATGCGGATCCATTTGACGCCGGTACTATTGGCGTATTTGTTGGGTGTACATATACAGATTCAGTCACAGGAGTATTAACATTCAACCAGCGTTGGCCGACAGGAACAGTGGCATCAGATGCTAAAGCATATGTTATCGATGATCCAGATGTAGTATTTATGGCTCAAGCTGATGATACTTTAGCGCAAACTGCACTGGGTAATAATATTCATTTAGTAACAGCACAAACTACATCAACAGGATCAACTACAACAGGTAATTCTACATCTGCACTAGATGCTTCTGAGATAGCAACAACATCGACTTTCGCTTTCCGGATTGTTGATTTTGTAGATAGTACAACTTCAACCGTGGGTGACGCATTTACTGACGTATTGATTAAGTTCAATGCAGGCGTTCATTCATATAACAACTCAACTGGCGTTTAATTAAGGAGAATAAATTATGGCAATTTCAAGAGCCCAGCTCCTTAAGGAGCTATTACCAGGACTTAACGCATTATTCGGTTTAGAATATGCGAAGTATGGAGAAGAACATAAAGAGATTTATGACACTGAATCTTCAGACCGTTCTTTTGAAGAAGAAACAAAACTAGCAGGCTTCGCTGCAGCACCTTTGAAATCAGAAGGCGCGGCTATTGCGTATGACAACGCACAAGAAGCTTTT